CGTTAAAGCGAAACGCTGGCAAGGCGGTCGCGATTGTTGCGACGAGTGCGCGATAAATAGCGATGCTAAAGAAGTCGATTTAGAAGATAACTTTCCGTCTGGCGATAGCGAGCCGCCCGCGCATCCGAATTGTCTTTGTTATGTAAGTCCGGTTATTAAAGAATAGGGAGTAATTAAATGGACAATATCTTTACCGAGAAAGCTACGAGACCGTCGAGAAATCCAGACCGCTATCTATACTCGACAAAATACCAATTCAGCGATAGCGACGAGAACATTCTCGACGTTATAGCGTCTAGCGGATTAATTAATCGCTTAGACGAAATTGTCGATGTACGAGGCGGTCGTTACGAGAACTATCTTAAGAATCCCGTCGTACTTTGGTCGCACGACTGGGACGGCTTACCGATAGCTCGTACTATCGAGCATATCGTCGGAGACGATTTACGCCATCGTATCGAGTTCTCGCCAACGGAAGAAGCGCAAAAGATAAAGACGCTTTATAAGCTTGGCTTCTTAAATGCTTGGTCAATCGGTTTTATTATCTTTGATTATAAGAACGAAGACTTCGAGGGTAAACGTATAAGACGCGTTACCGATTGGGAAGAACTTGAACTATCCGGCGTCGTAATACCTGCCGACGCTAACGCGCTAACGGCGACGCTTTCACTTCCGAGAAGTATTGAACTACCTATTGAACTTCGTGGCGCTATCTCTTATAAGAAGACACCGCTCGCTGATGAGGGCGAAGACTGGAACGCGGCAAGAGAAGTAGCGGGCGTGAGCGTCGAAGACCTAAAGATTATGTGCGCTTGGTATGACGCTGAATATCCGAATGTAAAGAGTAGCTATAAGTTACCACATCATAAAGCTGACGGCGAACACGCTTGCGTCTGGCGAGCCGTCGCTACGGCTGGCGCGGTCTTAATGGGTGGTCGTGGCGGGATCGATATTCCAGACTCCGACGTTGCGGGCGTTAAAGCGCATATTGAGAAGCATTATCACGACTTTGATAAAGTCGCGCCCTGGGAGAGCGACGCTTCCATCGACGAGGATTGGCACGCGATCGCGAAGCGTATGCGTAACCTTACAAGCGAGATATACAAGCCGAGAACTATCGGCGACACCGAGTTAGCGATGCTAGACGAGTTAGCAAGACACGCGATAACGCTTATGGCAACGGGTACGGAAGACGTAGCACTCGCCGCGAACTTCTTTATCGACGCTCTTAAATATGAGAATAACGAGAAAGTATGGCGCGACTTCATACGAGAGTTCGGAGCAAAACACAATATATGGCATTCAGAAGACGAACGCTTTAAGTCTCTAATAGCGACATTAGAGAACGTTAAGAGTCGCGTTTTACGTACGTCCTAGACGAACTAGGCGACGTAAGGCGCGTACTCCAACGCTCAACGTATAGACTAAGACGAACTTAGCACCGTTGACATAGTAACGTCATTTTAATAAATAAACAAAAAGAGGTAACAATGGACTTAAATGAAGCCGTAAGATCGGCACAAGAAATCCAAGTCGAGCTTAATAAACTCGATCTAAAAGACGCTAAGGTAGCTGAGCTACTTAAGGCGCAAAGCGAGTTAAATTCTAAAATTGAAATACTCGCGAAACCGGAAGCGCACGAGCGTAAGATACGATTCGAGGGCGCGGCAGATACAGCGAAAGTTGATCTTGTCGTACTATCGATGTTGAATCATCTTGCGAATTCTCGCGACGCGAAAGGTCAACCGACCGGTATTCTACGCGACTATATTGGCGCGCAGTTACGTACTATGACAACTGGCGGTACAGCGACCGGCGCAGAGCTTATCGATACCGTTATGGTCCCGCGTCTTTGGGAGGACATCCATCTCGGAGCTAAAGTCGCAGGACTCTTCACGCAGATCGATATGCCATCGAAAGCTATCGAGCTACCCGTCGGTCTCGGCGACGTAACATTCTATAAGCCCTCCGGAGAGGGTGTCGCGGTTACAGCGACCGATGCCGCGACTGCGAAACGAACGCTCACCGCTTATCCGCTAAAAGCACAGGTCGATATTTCCGACGAGTTAGATCAAGATTCGGTTATCGCTCTTATGCCAGCGTTCCGCGCAAGTTTAATTCGTAACGCGAGCGAGACTATCGACGACGTTCTTCTAAACGGCGATACCGACGCCGGTGCGACTAATATCAACTACGAAGGGACTGCGTTAGCGGCAAGCTCTCGATTCTTGATCGGTTTCGACGGTCTACTTCACTACTGTCTACACGAAGTAACCGGGCAGAAGAAGGACTTAGCCGCCGCGCCGAGCGTCGCCCTAATGAATACCGTACTTAATCTACTCGGTAAATACGGCGTTAATCCTGAACGCGTCGCTTTTATTAGCGACCTCTGGATTTGGGGCGTACTTCGTGGCGTCGCAGAGTTCTTAACAATCGACAAGGCGGGCGCTCAAGCGACCTTAAAGACGGGTCAGGTGCCGACTCCATTCGGTTCACCGATGGTTATATCCGCGCAGTTACTAAAAGCTGACGCGACCGGGCTTGTCGACGATACTTCAGGCGATAACGTTAAAGGACGCTTCTTAGCCGTTAATCGCGATATGTGGTTATTCGGCGTTCGAAAGCCTATTACTATCGCTACCGAGCGAAGCGAGAGTAAAGGCTTAACCTCGATCGTCGTAACAATGCGTATCGCTCTCCAATGCTTCGGCGATAGATCGAGTGCCGCGTACTGCCATACCGCGCTTGGCTACAACGGAACTATCTAGTCTTGAGCGAGCTACGCGAAGCGCTTTTGCGTAACGCGTAGCTCGCTACTAAATAAATCGGAGGTAACGAAACTTGAAAAGAATCCTAACAATTCTTCTCGTCGCTATAATGCTTATTTCGAGCGTATTAGCTCTCGTTAGCAATACGCTACCGACGGAAACGCTTGTAGCGACTACCGCCGTAAGTGCAACGGCGCTTGTCTTTGTCATACATAAGCAAGTAATAAGATACGCTAAAATAGCGTTCTTATCTCCGCTTGCACTTGTCGGTATGGCGATAACAGACGGAACAGTTAAGCAAGATTTATCAATCTCACAACAACTACTCGCTATCTTTAAGTATGGGCTTGGTAAATACTTACCACTTCTCGCTTTTACTGCCGCGACTATCGATGTCTCCGGGCAGACAACCGAAGTTAAACACGTTGTATTTGTCGGTATAACGAAATGCTATGCCAAGAAAGCGTATCTAATTAGCGACGCCGCATTAGCGGCAAGCGATACGAACTATATAACTATCGTACTTAAGAATACAACCGATTCGCATACGCTTGTCGTAACTGGGAAGACAACGAAAGCAACCGGCGGAGCCGCGATAGTCGCTAAGACACCTTGGGAGATTACGCTTGACCAGTATCTTACAGTACACCCGCTCGACGTAATCGAGCTGAGCGTTACGCCAGCGACAAATAGTGTGGCTAACGATCTAACGAACGTAAAAGTTTTGTTAGGACTTAGTTACGACGAGGACGACGCGAGCGCAACCGAGTAATACTGAACGTCGAGAGACGCTATAACATAGCGCCTTTAGCGACGAGGCGACGGTAGGCGATACTTACAAAGTCTCGCTTATCGTCGCTAATCAAGCGAGGTTTAGATGGATATAAATAATAATATCTACGTCGATTTAACTACGTTGAAAGGACTTATCGGTCGTACGGATACAAACGAAGACGCGAGAATACTTTTACTTGCGCGCCGCGCTTCACGTCTTATCGACGAGTATTGCGGTAATAATTTCTACGTTACGACTACGACTAAGAACTTTCGCTCTCGCGGTGGTTATGTCTTATTTCTCCCCGCTTTAATATCGATAACGACGGTTACGATCGGCGGCGTCGAGCTTTTAAGTACGGACTACGAGCTTGAACCGCTTAACGAATATCCTAAGACGTGCTTACGTCTTCTTAATACGAGCTTCGCTGAACGAGAACTCGTTGCGATAACAGGTAAGTGGGGATATAGCGAGATAAGCGAGAATAGCGGAGACGCGGTCGCTGATACCGGCGGTATATCTGCCGAAGCGACAGCGTTAACCGTTGCAGATGGTAGTCGTTTTAGTATCGGAGAGATGCTTCTTATCGAGAGCGAACAAGTTTACGTTAGTAATATCGTAACGAATACGCTTACTATCGTACGCGCGCAGAATGGTACGACTGCCGCGACGCACGCTAAAGATAAACCGATTTATATAATGCGAGCGCCAGACGCGATTATTCAAGCTTGTATTATGCAAGCGATACGTTTCTATCGCGGGCGCGACGCGGCTTTCTCTAATACTTCTGGCGGAGAAGCGACGCTACAATTTCGCGAGCCCGCATTAGAAATTCGAGTTCTTTTGAATCCGTATAAGAGGTTTAGTTTCGGTGAGTGATATAGAGATAACGTTTGACGAGAAGCTCTCGAAAGCTATCGAGAACGCTATTAAGAAGAATCCTAGTCGAGTTATCGAGACGCTTTGGAAGTCAGCTTATCTTATCGAATCTAAAGCTAAAGTGAACGCGCAAGCGAACTTCGAGCATCCGACGGGTAATCTTCCGTCGTCGCTACATAGCGAAGTCGATATTCACGCGTTTAGCGCTGAAATCGGAACTAATCTCGAATATGCGCGTCTTCGAGAATTCGGTGGCGTAGTTCGTAACGCGTGGGGTCGTGGTATCGTTGCGATACATATCGGACGCCCATACTTAACGAAAGCGCTCGAAAGCGAGAAGAACGAGGTTATCGAGAAGTTCCGAAAGCTCTGCGACGATATAGTAAATGATATTTCGAGGGAAGCGAAATGAGTTATTCGACTATTATCGATAAAGTCGTCGAAATAAACAAGACGATAAGCGGAATAAATCAGTCTCTTGATTACGAGCCTGCGGGACAAACGCTAATAAACTCGCCTTGTATCTACGCGAAGTTCGAAACTATGAACGTTACGCCAGAGCCTTGCGTAGAAGCGAACGAGTACGATATAAAGCTTATCGTTCTTATACGCTATACCGACGCAGAAGAAGCGGAGAGACTCGTTAAATCTTTAATCGATAACGTTAAAGCGACGTATCGTGATAGCGTTAAACTCGACGGCGTACTCGTTAATGGTAGCGCCCGTATAAGTGGTGGCGAGGGTAAGTACGTTCTAATCTCGGATATTATTTATCGCGTAATCGAATTCAATTTACGCGTTTATGATAAGGAAACAGTAACATTCTCAGAATGACGGAAAGTGTAGCGTCCTGAAACGCTACAACAACGCTACACCGATTTCGCTTCTAATATAAAAAGAATGATGGAGGAAATATAACCTATGGCTGGATTAGCGACACTTCGTAAAATTCAAATCGGAAAAGAAGTAATCACAACAAAAGGAACGCCCGTTGCCGCAACCGCAATTCTTCTAGGCTCGATAGAAATGCGCGAGAATCCGACAATCTATCGACCTAAAGAAATGAGAGGAACGCTTGCCTCGAATGTTCGAAGCGTTAAGGTCGATAATATCGCTTCACTCTCGTTTAAGGGCGATGCTTCGTTCGAGCAGATTCTACACTGGCTTCACGCGAGTATACTCGGCGGCATAACTCCGACGGGCGCTGGCGCGGCAAAGACCTGGACATTTACGCCAACTCTTAGTGGCGCGGGTACGTTTGACGCTTTTACTATCGAGTATGGCGATAACGTTCAGGCGTGGGAGACTGAGTATTGTATGGTTAAGAAGCTCGAAATCTCTGGCGTAATGGGAGAGCCTCTTAAGTTAAAAGCTGATATATTTGGTCGTCAGATGACGCCTACGACTTTTACACCCACGTTACCTGTACCGTCGTTCGAATCAGCGCTTATGCAGAAGACGAAGCTTTATATTGGCAACGATAATGACTTCACGCAGGAAAAGTCGGCGACGTTACTCGGTTTTACGTTTACGATTAATACCGGACTCGTACCAGTACGCTACGGCGACGGTACGCAACTATTCTCAAGCTACTTCGAGCAAGAGAAAAGCGTCGAATTGAAAGTAACCGCCGCGTTTAGCTCATCAATAGAGACGGAGCGTACAAAATACGATGGCTCGACAATTCGTTGTATTCGTCTTGAGAATAAAGGCTCGTTAATCTCTGGCGAAGACTATAAGAAGCTTACTCTCGATGTCTCCGGCGTCTATACCGACTTCGCGTCTCTCGACGCGCAAGACGGTGTAAGTATCGTCGAGTTTACGTTATCATCTCAACTGGCAACGACCTACACGAAGCTTTTCGAGGTCGTAGTAGTAAATATACTAGGGACGTTACCGTAACGCGCCTTTACTAATCCTAGCAAGGTAGGGAATAGTTCTATAAGAAAGCGAGGGTTAAAGATGCCAAGACTAATTCGTAGTGTAGAGACCGATGATATAGTCTTCGACGACGGCGTTACTATCAAAATCAAGAAGACTATGACTGTTCTCGACGCCGCAGAGATAAGGAAACTTGTCGATAAAGACGACGAGGATATAGTTATCGCGACCGTCTTCCGTAATATCGTCTCGTGGGACTTAAAAGAAGACGATAAGATAGTACCCGTTACGCTTGAGAGCGTAAAACTACTCGATAACGCAACAGTCGTCGTATTATTCTCTGCGGTTGGCGAGCGAAATACTCTACTAAAAAAAGATTTGATGAACAAGTATACGCCTGTCTTATCGCGTGGTCAAACGGACTAAATAAGAACGCCCCCGAAGAATACGAGCGCTACTTAGTAATGCGTCATATGAAGTGGTCGGAGTCAGAGCTTAATGCTTGTTCATTCGCTACATATCGAGATATATTACGCTTCATAAACACGGAGTCTAAATTCGACCAACAGAGGCAAAAACAATGAGCGATGCAACGCTTACCGTAAAGATTAGAGCAAACGATACGGCGTCAAAGACGCTGGAACAATTCAAAGCGCAACTTGAAAGCGTGCATACGACCGCGCGTAATCTCGGTGTCGGTATGCTCGCGATGGGTGGCGCGATTCTCGCGGGCTTTGGATTAGCGACGAAAGCGTACGCGGAAGAAGAAGCTGGCATAATGCGTCTCTCGACCGCGATGCGTAATATGGGTTTATCGTACGACGATACTAAAGCCAGCCTCGAAGCTTGGATTGACGCCGAGCAACAAAAGACGGCTTTCGCAGACGACGAACAACGAGAATCGCTAGCAACGTTAATCTTAATGACGGGTAATCTCGCTTCCGCGCAAGACTATTTATCTCTTGCGATGGATATATCGGCGGGTACGGGTCGCGATCTCGCTGGAGCAACGCAACTTATTCAATACGCTCTCGCGGGTAACTGGGGTATGTTAGAGCGTTATATACCCGCTCTAAAGGACGTACAGTCAGAAGAAGCAAAGTGGTATAAGCTTCGAGAGTTATTCACCGGACAAGCGCAAGTCTATGGCGCAACGCTCGCGGGTCAGATGCAGTTAATGAAGAATAACATCGAGGATATTAAAGAGACTCTTGGCTCGACCGTCGCTGAAGCGTTACTACCGATGATACAAGGTATTAATAGTCTAACACAACAGATTAAGAACACTAATCCTGAGTTCTTAAAACTCGTTACGATGATCGGCGTTGGTGCGGGCGCGGGTTTAACATTAACTGGCGGACTCTTAATTCTAATATCGCAAATACCTGCTATTATAACGGGTTTTCAAGCTATGCAAGGACTCGTTGTCGCGCTCGGCTTTAGCGTCAAAGTGTTAGCCGGAGAACTCGCGTTACTTACAGCGGGCTTCGCGATGATAGGCTTCGGTATTTACGCCTTACAGAAGAACGCGGAGATTACAAAACTTAATACCGAGCTAACTAAAGGATACGAACTCGCATTAAAGGGTTATGACGCCGAATACGTCAAAGCGTTAGAGCATAAAGAAGCTATGGGATACGCGCTAAACGCGGAAACGAAAGCGTATATCGAGAGCGTTAAGGCGGTTAAAGCTTACTACGACGCGATTAAAGCTCAAGCGAAAGCGCAAGAAGAAGCTAATCAGAAGTTACGAGAAGCGCTCGCGCTTATGAAGGAACAGAGTCGTCAACAAAATATGTACAACTTAGGTATGGTTTATATGGGTTATTTGAATCCCGCTACCGGTGAGACGACGATGACGCCGGGACAAGCTAAAGAATTAGCAGATATGGTTAAAGGCGAACTACCTGGCTATCAACACGGTGGAGTAGTCGAACATACAGGACTCGCATACGTACATCAAGGCGAGACGGTATTACCACGTAACGCGAATCTTGTTATTGACTTGATACTTGATGGTGAAGTAATTAGTCGTAAAGTCGTAGACAATATAATGAACAAAGTAACTACACAAGGCGGTCGTTAATGGATATATCAGGCGTATTTATCTTTAATAGCAAACCGCAAAACGGCGCAACGGCGAAGCTCTGGAAGTCTAGCGCGTTTCCGACGACGCCGCCAGCGCAAGACGACGACGAGCCAAACGTCTCGTATCAAGTCGGAAGCACTTTAACGACTAGCGTTCAATATGGAAGCGATGGCGCGTTTCGCTGGAATAGCGTCGCGAGCGATTCGTACTACGTCTCGGTCGAATACGATAATCATCGCGCCTGGTTATTCGTTGGACACGTCGATGTAAGTCAAATATTAACAACGCAAGGCGATATGCTCATTAGAGGTTCTAGCGGACTCGAACGAAAAGCAAAGGGTACAGCCGATGGTCAGAAATTTCGTATGATAAGCGGCGTACCGACGTGGGGGTAAAGAAATGAGCGGACAAGTAAACGGTACTTTTATCTATGACGGTCAACCGCGTAATGGCGCGACCGCGAAGTTATGGCAAGCGACAGGGTTCGGTTCTCCGCCAGCGTTTGACGCCGCCGAGCCGTCGGGCGGTTATCAGGTCGGTTCAACGCTTACGACCGGTACAGACTATGGCGGAGACGGTTCATATCGCTGGACTAGCGTACCAGACGGCGACTATTATGTCTCTTGCTATTATAATACGCATCGCGTCTGGCAACATTACCACGTCGAGGATATAGCGTCGATACTTACGACGCAAGGCGACTTACTCGTTCGCGGCGCGAGCGCGCCAGAGCGACTCGCGAAAGGTTCGGATGCTCAGGTCTTAACGATGGTTAGCGGTTCACCCGCGTGGGCGACGTTCTCTCCCGACGGTTATGCGTCGTACGAGTATTTACAGAATAGTAACGATACGGAAAAGTCTACGGTAGCCGGGGGCTATACAAAAGTTAAAGAAATAAAATTTAATGAGACGTATAGTGGCGCGAACGGCGGTATGCGTATTAAGTTCGAATTGCACGCAAGCGGCGCGACTTCATACGGAAGAATTTATAAAAACGGCGTAGCAATTGGGGCGGAGCATTACACATCCTTGACGGATTATCAATTATATAGTGAAGACTTAGCTTTTGATTTAGTCGTAAACGATTTATTACAAATATATGCTTATACGAGTAGCGGTAGTTATCCGACCTATATAAAGAACTTTCGTCTTTATTACGCCGCCGCGCTAACTGCTGGTTACGCAAGGTCGGTAACGAATCAAGATCCATAAAGCGAGATAAATAATGAAGAAGACTTATAGATTACCAATTTACGGCAAGTTACTTTCGAAGAAACCGCCAAGAGGCGATAATAATAAACCCGTTCAACCAATCTCACTTTTCGACTTACCCGACCCACCACAAGCCGTTAAAGATGGTAAGTTTACCGATATACCTATTCTTTATAACTTTGACAAAGATTGGTGCGACGTTGAGGTTGACGCTAATTTAACAGTCCACGACTGGCTTACGAAGTGCTTAACAGTACAAGAGGGTAAGCCGAGCGCGCTTGCTGTCCTCATTGAAAGCAAAAAGTTAATACTAGATAAGTCGGCTTGTAAAGATGAGATTTGAAGTAACTATAAATAACTCGATAATGAAAGTCGTCGAGAACTCGCTTACTCTCTCGTCGAATATATCGGAACGCGCGTCGACGGCTAGCGTAACGCTAGAAGGCGAGCAGTACAATGAAACACCGTCTCTCGCTATCGCGCTTATACCTGCTCTCGGCGGATATACGCGTATAAATACTGAAGACGAAATTAAGATAAATAGAGGCGCCGCGCCCTTCGTTAATTGCGCGATTACGCCTTCACCGGCGTATCAAGGGAGTAGTACGTATCTTAATAAATACTTTAGCGGTTATATACGTATTCTCGACCGGAGAATAGACGGCTTGAGACGGAACTATCGTTGCACGTGCCAGGATTATAGCGGTCATTGTGCGAGTATACTCGTTAATAAGACGTATACGAGTAAGACGGAAGCATATATGCTTAACGACTTATTTACAACTTACTGGTCGGAGATAAACGCAACGACGTACGTAAGCGGAAGTACGACTATCGCTTCAATCGACTTTACGAATATCTATCTCGACGAAGCGATAAATAAACTAGCTGATCTATGTACAAAAGAATGGCGTATTGACTACGACAAATACCTACACTACTTCGTACCGAATACGACTGATGCTCCGTTTACGTTAAGCGACCAACCGACGTCCTCGCAATTGATCGGTCATAAGATAAACGAATACGCGGAAGATACATCGAGACTTATGAATCGCGTTCTCGTAGTCGGTAACGGCGTAAGCGTTACGCGTATCGATTCCGCGTCGTACACAAAGTACGGTAAATATTTCGATGGTAAGCTTATCGATTATGCAATTAATACTACGGCGTGGGCAAATCTAGCCGGAGACGCAGAACTCGCGAAGTACGCTAACGCGCTTATACGCGGTCGTGCGACGCTATGGCAAGAGGGACTCGTAGTCGGTCAGAAAGTACATATTACGAATCGTCAATATAATCTCGACGACTATTATTTAATACGTACGCTCGCTTTACGCGTAGTCGGCGGATTACAAGAAGAAGTCGTTATCGACTTTGGCGACTACGCTCGCGATCTCGTTAAACTTCTCGTCGCTATTACTAAGTTGGAGCAGACAATATGATAAGAGAAATTTCGTTAAGTGAGGCGAGACGCGGCGATATTCTCGTACATAAAGGCGAGGGTATCGTCTTCGAAATACTCTCGCGCTTCTTACGATTATTTGAATCGTGGTGGGATAGATGGGGCTGGCATATGTCGTTCGTCGTTTTGCGCGTAATGAATCAGCTTACGATCGCCGAAGCGAGAGAACTATTCACCGGATGTCGAGAGATTACTACGCAGACGAGTAATATACGATGCTATCGTTATTTCGACGAAGTACCAGACTTAGAAGCAACGAGCGTTTATTTAACGAATAGTATGGGAAAGCGTTACGACGTAGCCGTTTACTTCTTTACGATGATTCAATATCTCGTCTTACACTTTCGAAATAAGTCGTTACCGCGAATACTCGACGACCGCTATACGTGCTGGGAGTTAGTCTTCGATTACTGTACAGAGATGGGTAAGCCTATAACGACTATACGCAAGTATCCGATTCTAACCGACTTCTTAAAAGAGATTAAATGAATAAATTATTTAATCATACGAGCGAGGATATGCGAGAACTCGAAAGCGGAAGCGTTAATCTCGTAATTACGTCTCCACCGTATAACGTAGGTAAAGAATATGAGACGACGCAAGAAATATACGACTACTTATCGTTTCTTCGTCGCGTTTGGAGTGAGTGTTATCGCGTACTCGCTTCCGATGGTCGAATCTGTGTTAACGTAGCAAATACTTTTCGACGTCCGTACGTATCATTATCAACATACGTAGCAAAGGCGTTAAACGATACTGGCTTTCATATGCGAGGTGAGATAATCTGGAATAAGGGAGCGAGTGTCGGAGTCTCGACCGCGTGGGGAAGTTGGCTATCGGCAAGTAATCCGACTTTACGCGACGTTCACGAATATATACTAATATTCTCAAAGGAAACGTATAATCGTCAAAGAAAAGGCGAATCGACAATTACGCGAGACGAATTTCTCGAATATACGAAAAGTATCTGGACATTCAGCGCGGAATCAGCGAAACGTATCGGGCATCCCGCACCATTCCCGATTGAGTTACCTCGTCGTTTAATTCAATTATATAGTTATAAAGACGATTTAATACTTGACCCGTTTCTCGGTAGTGGTACGACGGCTCTCGCGTGTTTACTAACTAATAGACAGTACGTCGGTTATGATACAAGTGCTGAATATCTCGAATTAGCAAAACGACGTATAAAACAACTACTCGACGAACGAGATAGCGCCTTTTCGCGTCCTAGCAAGCCGAGTAATACTTCTACGGAGTAGCGAACCAATGGAAAACGAAGAACTCAAACAGATAATAAAAGAAGCGCTCGCACCTATTAACGATCGTCTCGATTCGGTCGATGGAAGTCTCGACGACTTTAATACGACGCTTAATAATCATATGGTAAGCTACAACGACCGACTCGCAACCGTACGTACGGACTTCGTGAAGCTCAAGCAGATCGTCTCTGTAAGTATACGCAATTTGACTCGTATGTTTAACTGGGGCTTCGGAGTCGTTATCGCGCTTCTCGTCGTATTACTCGGTACGCTTGGCGCGGTAGCTGTAATGCTCCTTCAAAAACTACTCGATATGATGTCGAGCGGAGTAACACCCTAAAGGGGGAAAGAGAAATGCCGTATATTAAACCAGAAGCGAGAGAGAAATATGATAAGCTCATTAAGACGTTAGCACAAGAATTAACGCGTCCGGTCGGGGGAGTCGTTGACGGCGAAGTTAATTACGTTATCTCTCGTCTTATTAATTTATCGTACGAGCGTCGATATGCCTCGTTAAATCGTGCTATTGGCGTTCTTGAATGTATAAAGCAAGAATACTATCGTCGCGTCGTTGCACCATATGAAGATGAAAAGATTAAAGAGAACGGAGACGTGTATTAGTGACAAGTACGAATATGCGTAGTTTCGTTAAGGCTTTAACTTGGCGCGTAAGCTCGACATTCTTAACAATAAGCTTCGTCTATCTTATTACGTACCGCGTTAGTATTACGCTTTGTCTCCTAGCTTTCGATTGTTCGGTATTAACGCTTTGGTATTATCTTCACGAACGCTTATGGAAGCGTAGTAAGTGGGGTAAGTATTAAGTGAAAGTCTATCTCGCTGGCGGTATGAAGACGAACTGGCGTAAAGTTGTTAAAGACATTCTCGGCGAAGAATGTTGTCTCGACCCTTGCGACCACGATTTACGGACGCCTAAACTATTCACCGGAGCAGACCTTTATCTCGTACGAATCTCGACAATCGTACTCGGTTACTGCGAACACGATAATCCGTCAGCGCTAGGTTTAACTGCCGAGCTTGCTTATGGCAAAGCGCTCGATAAGCTAACGATTCTCGTTGACGAACGAACGCCGATAGAGCCTAGCGATAGTCCGTTTATTCGTCACTTCGCTTTCGTTCATTCGTTCGTCGATATTGAATTAACAACGCTTGACGAGGCAATCGAATTCTTACTCTGTCTTAAGAGGGCGTGTAAATAAGCGTCAATCTCGTTAGACTTGTAGCATAGAGGCGAAGCGTTTAGCTTCGCTTTCTTTGTTTCTACGGATAGGCGACAGTCCTGATAAGATTGACGCATAATTATCCGCTATAATATTTGCTTTACGGTGCTTGTCGGGGCAATAAAAGGCGTAGTTAATCACGACTAGACAAGCGCGTCGGATTACTTTATTATCAATAGAAGTATGATAAAAGGAGTGCGTAAATGAAGCGCGTTATATTCGACGAGACAATCGTTAAGCATTTTATCTTAGCTGGTAAGAACGACCACGAGATCGCGACTGAGCTTAAAGTATCTCACGACCGGATATATCGCTTTCGACGTAAGCTTGAGCGACGCGGAGAGATTCCGGCGCGAGACGGCGCACGCGTTACGAAGACCAACTATGTAGGCGCACGCTTTCCGATACCGTCTAAAGAGCCAACGAGATTAAAGCCTCACGAAGTCGATGCAATTTATAATCTACTTAACGCCGCGCAACGTGTTGACGCTTTAGAGCTTGAGAACAGTAACTTACGTAAAGAGCTAGGCGTACTAAAAGAGCGCTACGCTTCACTCGAACTACGCTATAACGATATTAATAAACGTTATCAATACGAGATAACGACACGCAAGAATCCACCAGTAGATAACGACTAATCGGAGGTGTTATAATGTTTACCGGATGGTTTCTCTTTTATCTATTTATAGGAATACTTTTACTTGCTTACTGGATATTCTTACTTGTTACGATTATTGATATACGAAGCTATCTTAAATTACTCGTTAAGCTCGAACGAGAGCGTATAAGCAAAAACTAATAACGGGTCGTTAGCTCAGTTCGGTTAGAGCACTATCCTGATAAGATAGGGGTCGATAGTTCGAATCTATCACGACCCACTTAGACGTGCGACTAGCGAAATACCTTGAAAACGGCTGAACGGCGTTGCTTTTTTATGTACCTTAATACTGCGTTTTAACGCTAGTTCTACGCAAATATACGTCTATTGAATCGACGTATAACGCGCTTTTGTTTTAAGATAAGAGACTCGATTACTCGTCGAGAATAAAAAACGGAAATAATAAAACGGAGGTAAAACAAATGGCAAGCTACAACAAGTTCACGAAACAAGTAAAGGAACGTATCGCCGAGACGTTTCCGGATGCTACACTAGCGGCAATTGACGACGCTCTTAAAGGAAAGCGCGCCAACCACGACGACTTCTTCAAAGCTGTTACGGACGCGAGAAGCGTTATCGAGAACGCGGAACGCGAAGCGACTACAGCTACACTGGAAGTAAAGGGCGAGTCAACCGTCGCTCATTTTGACGCGGGTAAAGTCGTCGATGGTCCCGTTACGCCGGAAGTAGTCAAAGAGAGCGCGAAGAAAGCGAAAGCTCGTAAAGCGGAGACGAAGAAAGCGCCTAAAGTACAGAAGCGAGCGAAGAAATCGAACTTCACGCTCGTCGCCGCAGGTACTTGCCCGCACGACGACGCAAAGCTAAAGCAGTCTCGCGTCGCTAAGGGTAAAGGAATTTACCAGCTCTGCACGAAATGCCAGCACGAGTGGTACTACTACCAGGATAAAGAGACGAGCAAACAGGGTTGCGTCTGTATTACTTGTCGCGGAGAGAAGAATAAGAAAGCTTAGATTTACGTCGAGGCGCTAAGTAGCCGCGCGAGCTTAGCGCCTTAGGTAAGTCTAAGAAGACTTAACGGAGGCGAACGAAATGGTTAACGAAACAGTACATCAGCTTTACGATCAAATCTCACCGGCAAATCAAGAAGTCGTCGCGATGCTTATTCGCAATCTCGCGGAAAAAGAGGGTATCGAAGCGGTCGACTCTGCATCGCTACATACGCCGCGCGAGGGCGTCGAACTCTGGGCAAGCGACTTAGAGCTTCAAGGCTTAACTCGCGGGACCGCGAAAAGCTATACGCAGAAAGTCGAAGCGTTACTCGACAAATACGCGAATCCGACAGAGGTCGATATTCGAACGTTTCTAACGAATCTAATGAAGACTGAGAAGAAAGGAACTGCCGCGAACTATATCAAGGCGTTTCGTAGCTTCTTCCGCTATCTCTACGAAAACAAGCTTTGGAACTCGAATCCTGCGTTGCGACTCAAGCTACCGAAGAACGCTTACGTCGCACGTCGTAGTCCGACGGAAGACGAGATACGGAAGCTCGCGAGCGTTGTCGACGACTCGTATGACGCTTTTATTATCGAATTCTTATCGAATACCGGATTACGCGTAAGCGAGTTTAATCATCTTAAGCCGAACGACGCGGACTTAGATCAACACCGGATAAGCGTTATCGGCAAAGGGCATAAACAGCGCTATATACCGATCGCGTCGGGTTTCTTTCCTCTATTTCAAGCTTACGTCGAGAAAGCGCGAGAGAATAATCAAATCTGGCTATTCCCTGCGGCGCGCTCGGATACGAAACAAGGCTTTATAAATCGCGGAAGCGTAGCGCATATGCTTCGACGCTACTGTAGGAAAGCTAGTATCGAGAATATCAGTCCGCATCAGCTACGCCACTTCTTCGCGACTTATCTACTCTCGCGTGGCGGAGACGTCAAAGCGGTTAGCGAATTACTCGGACACGCGGACGTTACGATTACCCTTAAGATTTATCATCATATCGGCGAGCGTAATATACGCGACGTCGTTGAGCGTCTCTCGCCAGCGTCGCAAGAGCCAAAACGTCTACAACCAGGTAAAATAATTGAAGGCGAGTTCCGAGAAGTCGAGCAGTAGTTCACTATTACTAACGCGCTAGGCTAGCGCCTTTTCGAGTCCTAGCGCGTTCTGCTTTAGCTAGAAATACCGCGTTACGACGCGAAGTGGAGGGACAAATATAAGATAAACACGACAGTATACGACCACGTTCGACAAGACAACACTAAACAAATCAAAACGAGAGGAGTAAAGAATGTACAAGGTTAAAGTTCAACTTAAAGGAATCGTACCACTCGCAATGGATAAACTCGACCCAGAACAGATATTAAATCCGCCCTCGCATCCTGCACGTCCTACCGAAGAACAACTTCAAGAAATAGCCGAGCGCGCTATATATCGAAACGGAAGCGGACTATATCTACCGCGACGCGCTATTAAGAAGTGTCTACTCGATGGCTCGGATAAAGCGAATCTTAAAGTTGGGAGGATAAAGCTTTCAAAATTTCTCGAAGCGACTCTGTTTATCGAAGAACGCGAGCCGTTATTCAACGTAAAAGCGCCGGACGCATATGAGCAATTCGTTATGCGTAGAAAAGACGGTAACTGTATTATCAAACGCCGACCACTTCTAAACGCCGGTTGGTTATTAGCTTTTACGATTGCCGTCGATAGCGCGCGAGATTCGGAACAGATAAAAGAGGCACTCGAAACAGGCGGAACACTTATTGGACTCGGTAACGGACGACCAGAATACGGTCGATTTATAGTAACGAAATGGGAGGTAATAAAAGATGGTAAACGAAACTAACTTCGACGCACTCGCAGAAGAATCGGTCGAGACGCTAAGAGACTTTCTATCAATGGGAAATCCAGATGAAAACGCGATAACGAAAGCCGGAATAGCAAAGAGTAGTCTTAGCGCCTGGACACGCTTCAAGCAGACGCAAAGCTCGTTAATCACGACAAAGGCAATTCTTATTCGAGACCTCGCCGAGAATAAGAGCGAGCTTCTTCGGTATCTTCGCGTCTCCGCCCCTGAGCTTAATATCGTTAAAGCTTTATCGAAAGGTAAGAAATAGTCATACGACTCTACGTCACAATACAGAACTAGACTCGACGCGTTCGCGCGACTCATTACAGCTTTACGACGAAGCGCTAAACTTTAGAGCTTAGCGCTTCTCGTAAGTCTATAACGAACGGAGAATGTAAATGAAGAAGACGAAATACGAGCAGATAGCTTTCGAGTGTAGTGAGTGTCACCAACCAATTATCGGTATAGCCGGACTCGTTAATCGAAAGCTCTATTGTCTTAAGCACTATCGAAAGTATCGGAGAATTGAAGATGAAAAGAAAAGCGCTAACACCGGAACAGAAAGCGCGAGCGAATAAGAAGCGACAAGCTACGTTAAAGCGTCCTATTCGAACTTGCTGGCTATGCTTCAAGCAGAAGCGAAAGTATATGCACGAACACCACGTTTTCCTACGTGAGAACGATCTTGAGACGACGCTTTGGTTATGCGCTGGCTGTCATTATCTAATCGGACTTCTCGCGAGACGGAAGTTCTTAAATAATGCGCAAACGCTCGAAGACTTAATTACACTCGCTCGCTTTCAAGCAGGACTCGAAGACGCGAAGACAATCATTAAGTTCGAATACACCGGAGGGAAGAAATGAAAGCGAGATGGTATAAATATATCAAGATCGCCGAACGCATATCAAGAAAAGTTACAAAACAAGAGCGCGAGGATATGAGGAACGATATTATTGTCGCTTTAGCGCAAGCGGAAATTGACTCTAAGAAAAGACTAAAGAATAATAATTTAGAGACGATCGCTTATAGAACTAAAACGCGTTACGACTTCGCTCGACGTGAACGTGGGTCTTTGTCTAGTCTTGATTTAATGCTTGAGAGAAATCCGCTTTTAGAAGCTACTCTTGGACACGAAGATGATACAACGCTAGAACTAATAGAAGAAGAAGACGAAAACGAACAGAATGAGATATTTGAGAAAGCTCTTGAAAAGTTAAGCGAACGAGAGCAACAAGTCATAAGATTATATCTCGGTTTCAATGAGCAAAGAGTTAAAATGAACTTTCGTCAAATCGCGAAAGAGCTTGGTATATCTCATATGACGGCACAAAGAGACATCGTAGTCGCTCTCAAAAAATTCAAGAATGTTACAAGCAAACGATAGTATATAGAGGGTATAAACGTCCACTTTTTATTTTGTCTTGGAGTATCGCGATGAACGCGAAATCTATTAACGCACTTTATCCACCACACGTGCTCTGGGAGAGTACGGGCTATTATAGACACAAGTTTTATTGTTCAAGAATTGATATAAGCGAAGCCGAGCTTGAATGTAAAGCATACGATTATTTAGAAAGCGAATTGCTACACGACGATTTTATTATAAAAAAGATTCTTCGCGTAGAAAACGCGCCTTGGGACTGTTGGATAATTTACGAGTTACTTTAATCAATGACAAACTGGCAAAGCGATCGACCGACCGAGCGCCAGATACGCGCAATCGCTAAACTCTGTATCGCGAATCGAATACGTGAGCCAATAGAAGAACTTGTCAGAAATAAAGCGGAAGCGCGCTACGCGCAATACGCCTTAATAACACAATTGAGAGCGAACAATGTCGATAGAACTAAGAACGTTCGAACAATCAGACGCTTCGAGTGAAACTAGAGAACTTCATATATCCGCTCAAGAAGCGCTTATTATTGACGCTTGCTTAAAGAATGGCGACTTCTCCGATCTGAACGACTTCTTTATGATGCTCGCTAGAATTATTACGAAGAACGAACAAGACGTCGTTATTAACGTTACTAAAGATGAACTTCTATTTCTTCGTAACTTTATAATACCGTTTATTAGCATCGGTAATACTAACGGACTCGATATTATTATCAAAATTTACGGACTTCTTAATGAGATGGAACTTGATAATTTATTTAAATCCGTCGGTCTTGATAGAAAGAAATTAAATACTCTAGTGGAGATAAAAGATGACAACAAGGACAATACCCAGAATAGTACCGCGAGTAAGTCCGACTCCGGAGATTGACCCCGATACGAGACTTAATCCGGATAGACTTTGTCCGCATCAAAAAGAAAAGGTAGTTCGAGCGATACCGTGACCGATATGTTTGCGTGGTTCGTTGGAGACATTCAAGAAGTTATAGCTATACTCGAAGACTGGTTTCTAGCAATAGAGAATGGTACGGCGTCTAAGCGTCTCCCTGACCCGTTAGGCAAGCGTTACGACAAAGACGCCGTTAATATCTTTATTGAGTCAATCGAGGGCGTTTTTACGTTTGAACTCGCGCATCACGCGAGCTATCACGACGAAATCGGTATAAGAACGCGCGGTAAAGGAATGACGAATCCGCCAGATTTTAACCGTCTTATTGGAGCATCGAGAGAAGCTTTTATGCAAGCCATAATTGCGAAGCGAGACGAAGTTCAAAAGAGAGTAAATACTAGATATAACGCGCGTTCAGACGAATTAGAAGACGAGACGGAGAGTTATCCCAACGATTATACAGAAATAGACGAGGATAATAGCTTCGATCCGGAGGAAGGATAGATGCCACAAGTCGGATGGTTATGTTCGCTTAATAAAAAGCTTGTAAGCTTTGACGATTGTATCGACTGCGCAAGACAGATTAATCCGCGCGGTCGTTGCGACTTTACGCCGGAGATACTAATAGGTATTCGTAACAGTATCTACCCGAAATCTCCGGAGCAGATTCTTAAATCTAAGTCGCTAGGACTGACAACATTAATCGGGGAGACGCGCCAGCGTATTCTCGAACTTTTTTGTACTTACTACGCCGAGCCAAGCTGGTCAATGTATCGTGGTACTCTCGCACATAGTCTAATCGAGAACGTAACACGTAGCGACGCGTGGCACGAAGTAGCTTATAAGCGAACGCTTACTATAGACGGTGAGACGTGGTACGTAAGCGGACGTGCCGATGTTATCATTCCGTACAAACCAATTACTATTATCGACTATAAGACTACCGTCGCCGTACCGCGATACGAGAAGACTTATGGAAATCACAAAGAACAGCTTAACGCTTATCGCTGGCTATTCGAGCCTCTTTTTATTGCCGAGAAACTTCGCGTTGAGTATATGGATATGAAACGTATACGCCGTATGGATGTAGAAATTGAAAACATCGCAGAAGTCGGAGAGCGCTTAAAAGAAAGCGCGGAGTTATACGTAAAGCATCTTAAAGCGAAGACGGCTCCGCCAGGCGAATACGCTAAGAAGTATCCGTGTTCTTATTGTAGCGTGATAGAAGAATGCAAGAAATACAAAACGAATCAAAAACTCAACGGAGGAAGTAATGCCAAAAGAAGCTAAAGTAAAGACACCGGAGCAAAGCGCAAAAGAGAGCGACCGAATTGTAAGTCGAGCGGGCGGCGGTTCGCCATACGGCGATATTGAGAAAGTCAAGCTCGAAGACATTGTTGGCGAGGACGTTCGCGTACTCGACTTCGAAATCGCGACGACTGATATGTTCAAAGATGAAAAGGGTAATCCTAAGCCGGTTGCCGAAGCAAAGCTTGAACTTATCGAGCGTAATAACAAAGTCGTACGTATCGTAATCTGGGCAACGACTGTTATCGGCGCGTTACGCGGGATCGACAAAGCGACTTTACCGCGCGTTACAAAGATCGACCGTGCGCGAAGTAAGAACGGGCGAAATATCTACGTATTAAGCTAGAGGCTATCTTGAATCTTCCGAAGACAAAACGAGACTATATCGATCTATACGTATCTCTCGGCTTTACGCCTATTCCTATCTACGCCGGCGAGAAGAAACCGTCGGTACATTGGGAAGAATGGCAGACGAAGCGACCGAGTAAAGATAAGATACGTAGCTGGTTCGATTATACCGACCGAGACGTAGCGACGATTTGCGGAAACGTAAGCGATGGCTTAGTTGTGATTGACTGCGATAATCAAGCGACGTTCGATCTTATAACGAAGAATATTGAACTCGTTAAAAAGACGATTATCGTTAAGTCGCCACACGGCTGGCATATCTATCTACGAACGGATAACGTTCCGACGCCGAGACACTATCGCTTAGACGACATTAAGCTCGATATTCTCGGCGAGGGTAGTATCGTCGTTTTACCGCCGTCAACGTCTAGCGCCGGCGTCTATGCTTTCGACGCGTCTCTCTCGACCGATGATTATACAATTCTGCGGATGGATAACGTGATTGGAACGGTCGAAGACGCGTTACGCATAGTCGGAATTGATGTTGCTAAAGCAACGTCGCTACGCTCGGATAATGAACGTCTCGGAGACGAGGGCTTTCGAGAGCTTCTCGCTAACGTAAAAGAGGGCAATCGACACGATGTAGTTCTTCGAGCGACAAACTATCTCAAGCAAAAGTCGTCGCTGAGTCTCGAAGCTATATACGACTATCTCGCGCCATACGTTCTTAACTGTCCTGCGGAACATTCTTGGACGGATAAAGAGCTTCGCGCGGAGATTCTCAAAGCTTTTAACTATAAGAGCAACGAACAGCGCTACTTCGAAAAGAATAATCCGCAACCGCTAAAGATGAAGAATCCTGACGATATTAAAGAAGCTCAGCTCGGAGAATCTTTAATTGACGGAGTTTTACATCGTTCCGATGTAATTCTATTATATGCTCCATCCGGAGAGGGTAAGTCTATCTATGCAACGAATATCTGCGCGGCACTTATAAATGGAACTCGTGCACTCGAATTATGGAATACGCGTAAATGTCGCGTTGGATTCGCTGATTACGAGATGCCTGTCGGCGAGTTAAAGCTTCGCTTTCACGAGATACTAGGGAACACGCTCGGATATTCGAATTTCTTTACGGAGAGCTTTCAAGGGCGTCGTTTAATCAACGAAGCGCATATAGACGAACTTGAAGCGAATATAAAAGAACTAAAACTCGACGTACTAATTATCGATAATCTAAGCTCAGCAAGCGGAACGGTTAAAGACGAGAATACCGGAGTACAGCGCGACGTTATGGACACGATTCGAGGACTCGCTAAGAGAACTAACTGCGCGATTATCGTCATTCATCATACGGGAAAGCCTAAGTACGACCCCGACGGTAATTCCGTTCGTATGACGCCACGCGGTCATTCGTCTATAAGCGACGCTTCCGACGTAGAACTTCAAATATTAAAGACCGAGCGAGAGAACGTTACCTCGCTATTATGTACAAAGTCTCGCGGCGTTCGTAATACGATACGTAAAGAATGGCGTCGCGACTTTTATTATGACTCGGATTCGTTTACGATTACGCCGTTAAACGAAGAAGACTCGACGAAGACGACTACCGTTGCGCGATTAAAGAGCGCTAAAGAAGCGCTTAAAATAGGCGACCGCGAGCTAGGCGATTTATTAAGTGTTAATTTCTCAACCGTCGCTCGCTGGCTAAGAGGCGAAAACTTACCGAGCGAGACACGACTTTCTAAAATACGCGAAATAATCGAGAATCTTGAAAATCGACTTGGAAAAAGCGTGTCGTCCGAAAACGCAACACTAGCGCAACGCCTTGAAGGAAATGAGCGCGCTCCTTATATAAATAAAAAGAATGATGTATCACAAACGGAGACGAAAACTTCGAGCGTTAAGCATAATAGCGCTAAAGCGAAGAAGACTACTATCGACTTAAATAATCCGTGCGCGTCTTGCCCGGCGTGTAAAGAGAAGACGACAAGATTCGTTGACGGCGAGGGTACGTGTTCGAACGGGATAATGTTTATCGCCCAGTGTCCGGGCGAAGTCGAAATGACTACAACTCCGCGACGACCGCTTATCGGTCCCGCCGGTCAAGAGTTTAATCGATTACTAAAAGTCGCTTATATAAAACGAGAAGAATGTCGGATAACGAATCTCGTTAAATGTGGTCATATTAAACCGCCGGATCCGCTTAAAAAAGAGGTCGATTGTTGCTCGATACTTCTACAAAGAGAAATCGAGAAGTATAAACCGAAGCTCATTATTCCGCTAGGGTCGTACGCGTGGAGTTTCTTCGGTTTTAATACAACGATTAGCTCGTCTCACGGAAAGCTATTTAAGCGCGAGACGTTTAACCGACCGTACGACTTACTTCCGATGTATCACCCGTCGGCAGTTCTTCATAATCCCGGATTAAAAAAGATATTAAATCACGACTTCGACGATCTACACTTTAAGACAAGCGCTATCGTAACGCTACCCCGCGGTAAATACGAAAAGGCGCTATCGTTCGATAGTCGAGATACTACCGCGTTTGACTTCGAAACCGAGAGTCTAGATTCTTATTCTAGCGTCTTAGGCACGTCTTACAGCGATCGAGACGGTCAAGCGGTTTACGTCGTCGGAGAGCCTAAAGAGATTCTTATTAAGCGAGCGATCGCGCATAATGCTAAGTTCGAGCTTAAGCGTCTTAAGACTCGCGGTATAAAGTATAACTTCGATCGCTTAGACGACTCATATCTACTAGCGAAAGTTCTCTGTTTAGAACACGGCGGATTAAAAGAGTTAGCGCTTAGCGAACTAGGCGTTATAATGACGCGCTTTGAAGATATTGCAGTTAATAACTCACTCGTCGAAGCGAATCTCGACGAGGTCGTTAAGTACGCTTGCGCGGATAGCGATATGACCCGTCAGCTATTTAATAAGCTCGAACTCGTCGCGAAGCGAGACTTTCCTAAACTCTGGAAGCTATACGACGAAATTGAGCGTCTCGTTACGCCCGTTATCGTCGATATGGAATTAATCGGACTTCGTATCGACGTAGACTATCTAAACGAGGTCGGTAAAGAGCTTGATAAAGAACTAAAAGAAATCGCGAAGAAAGCTGAGCGAGACTTCGAATTAACAGAGACGATTATTAACTCTCCGAAACAACTTGGCGAGTATCTTAAAGCGCACAACGTACCAATATGGAAGAAGACAAGTACCGGACAGTTAAGTACAGAAGCCGACGTTCTCGAAGCGCTAGCACACGACTATCCGTTTATACAAGCCGTACTCGAATATCGAAAGCCCGCGAAGCTTAAGAGTACGTACGTTGACGGTTGGTTGAAGCTTATCGACTCTAATAATTACGTCTATCCGGAATATACGCAGATTATAAACTCTGGTCGTTTATCGAGTAACGAGCCTAACGCTCAGAATTTACCGGTCGGGGACAAGATACGACGAGCGATTATAGCACCGGAGGGTAAGAAGCTTGCCGCGTTCGATTATTCTCAAGCGCATATCGTTATCGTCGCATATCTCGCTGAAGACGACGAAATACTCGAATCGTTTAGAAATGGTATCGACTTTCATACGCAGACCGCGAACGATTTAGGCGTAAAAGCGGTTGGTGATATGCCGGCGCGACAGATAGCGAAGCATCTTAATTACGCGATGATTAAAGGCGCTTCCGCGCAGAGACTAGCGACCGACGCGGGCGTATCTAAAGAAGAAGCGGAAGAATTTATAGCGCTTTGGTATAAGAGACACCCAAAAGTTAAGCGCTATCTCGACGAGACGACCGCTTTCGCTAAAGCTCACGGCTATACGGATTCGTTTTACGGGCGTCGTCGTTATAGCGACAAAGTCTTCGCGAGCGACTTTCGTACGATTAACGAGGGCGTACGCGAGCTAGTCGATATGCCGATGCAAGGAACGGAAGCAGATATTATGAAGAAAGCAATGATAGCTTGTTACGGATTAGCGCCGATCTGTATGCAAGTACACGACGAGCTAGTCTTTATCGTTAATCAAAAAGATAAAGCGCTTCTCGACGAGATTAAACGACGTATGACGAGCGTAACCGATATTCCTATTCAGGTCGAATGTAAAGTTGCCGATAATTTCGGAGACGTGTAAATGAATAAATTAGTCGTATCTAAAGGTAAGTCGATTCTCGACTGCGGAGACGCTATACTTGACCAGTTTCGTAAAGACTTCTTAGATCCGACGCTCGGTATTGGTGAGCTTGCGCAGAAATATAATCGTGCGTCGAGTACGATTTATAACTGGGGTAATATCGAACTCGGTTTACATCGACCTAAACTCAAGGTTGATAATCGGACAACGTATCGCGACTTACTCGCGTCGGTTAGTAAGATGGCGCTCGCGATACCGGAAGTTAAAGTTCCTTATACTCCGGCTAGTTATGCGGATAATGCCTCACTAATTGCTAAAATCTCCGACGCGCACTTCGGACGCTTAACGAATTCCTTTAATCGAGATATTGCGATAAAGCGTATTGCGAGACTCGGTAAGGAAATCGATACTCTCGCGATCGGAAGTCAATATTATGCGAAAACGCTCGAAGTATTCTTTGAGGGCGATTTAGTTCTCGGAGAGCGAATCGGTATACAGGTTAACGTCGAAGAAATCGAGCGCTTAATTATGTCACAAATTTTTGAACTCTCGGTTCCATATCTCTCACAATTTCTACTTGATAGACTCCAGAGCTTTGAAACGATTAACGTTCACGGAGTACGTGGCAATCACGGCGACTTAGGTAAGTTCCAGTCGAAGTCCGCGAATTGGGACACATTCGTCTATAAGATAATCGAGCAACGTCTTATTAATCAACCGCGAATTAAATTTGATATTGAAGTACAAAACTTCTATAAATATGCGAGAGTTCAAGACTTAGACTTTCTTATCGTACACGGCGATCAGTTCAAAGCGTCAAACGGTATTCCATATAACAATATAATCTCGAAGACGATGCGCTGGCAAAGCTCTATGCCGCGACACTTCGATGTACTAAGCTTCGCGCACTTCCATTCCGCGTCGAAATTTATGATAGGGAACGTTCGCGCTTACGGTAACGGAACAATTTTAAGCGACGATGAGTGGGTACGCGAAGTTCTCGGCTTAAGCGGAACAACGTCTCAAGTAGCGCTCGTCGTCTCTGGCAAAGATATTATTCTTGAGCGCGAAATAAATCTATCGGAGTGTTAGTCTTGGAATACTTATTTCATATCTTTAATAATAAGACGAATACGTTTATCGGGATCGTTAATACTAATACTGTTCCGAAGCCAAAAGACTATATTAACTATTGCGATACAGTATATCGTATTGCTGAAGTAAGCATAGGTAAGCATCTTCTCGATCAGATACGCGTCATTCCGAGAAATAAGTATGATAGACGCTCCGTCGATATAGCGATTATCGACGAGACGAACGGAGTTATATGGTCAAATCGAGTGAGAAGCTAAGCTCGCAAGAGCAGATGATAATAGTATTCAAAAAGGGAGATAAGAAGTGGACAAAAAACTCAAAGGGTTTCTGGAACAAATGCAAATCGGCGGTAAGCACGAGCACGATGCGCTTGCGGTACTTACTAACGAAGTAACCGGACGAAAGCGCTATATCTGGGGGCGTAATATCGTAACCGACGCGGGCGACGTATATTATGCGCAGAAAGCCTGCGGAGAGTCAGCGACGAATACGTTCGCGAATCTTTATCTAGCGACCGGTGGTCCCTCGACACCCGGTAAGACGGATAACTACGGTTCGTTTACTGGCGTTACGGGCGAGAAAGCGAAGTCGAGCGGTTATCCGAAGACGAATGACGACGATAGCGATAATACCGGTAAGACAACGGATACCGTCTCGTGGAAGTTCGAATATATAACGAGCGATGGTCCCTATACGTCTATAACGCATTCGTTTATCGCGAAAGCGTCAGCGACCGGAACAGACCCAATTCTTAACTCGTATAAGTGGGGGGCGTCTTGGTCAAAAGACACCTCGACTTCTTGTAAAGTATTCGCTAATCATACAATGAACGGAACGTAAAATGCCGAGAGCAAATTATGTTCCACCTACCGCAACTAAAATTCAAGACAATCTCTTTGAAATCTATCGACTGGCGAGGACGACTTTACAATCCGGTATGCTCACGGTTCTTAATAAAACGGAGTCTTAAATTATGCCGCTTATTGACTTAGGAAATAGAACTTGGAAACTACCTCACATATCGGGTGAGGATATTCTGCTTGGTAGTGGTAAAGCAGGTAACTTTGAGCCTAAATTGACTTTGCCCTGTTTTCTAGGGGAGTCTAAATTAAACTTCATTCCTCAAGTCTTGGCTCTGAATGCCGAAGTGCGGGGCGATGAACTGGTAGCAGGGAACTCTAACTATCAATTTAAGTGGAAAGCTACGAGTGTAAATCCTCTATTCAATGAACGTGGTGGTATGGATATAATCATCACGCTAAATAAAAAGCCACCTAGAAACTACATTGAGTTTGGATATGATGCCACAAAATTAGTGGCTTACCATCAGCCTGAACTAACCGCTAAAGAGATAGCAGAAGGATGTTTCAGACCAGACCATGTTATTAATTCAATAGCATGGTATCACAACACTAAGGGCGGGCTGGTAACACCTTCTGACGTAAAGAGATTTATTACGACAGGTAAAGCGTTTCATACCTATAGACTGTTAGTTACCGATGCTCTGGGGAATAAAACGTGGGCTGACTGGACTCTGGAACTGGACAATATAGTCAGGCTCACGGTAGACCAAGTATTTCTCAATACGTGTGTTTATCCAGTAGTCATAGCACCAGTGGGGGATACGTTCGGATATACAGGTTTTGGTGGTGGAGGTTCTGCGGTAGGTTTTTACGGTCCCTACAGAACGATTCTTACCACTACTAAGGGCGGAACAGTTATTGATATAAATGCCTATGTTTTCAATGACCCAAGTAATGGTAACAAATATGCCAAAATGGCTATTTATAGTGGAAATAACATTATCTCTAATGGTGTTTCCCCGCAAATAACAGTTCCAGAAGGCACAACTGGATGGGTTGCATCTACTTATGTGAGTTCACCAACAATAAGTGCCATTACACCTTATGGGTTAGCTTTAATGATGGAGGATGCTTATCCGTATTATACTCTCCAGTATTATGATTCTGCTACAGGGGGAGTTCATGGTTGGGACACCACAACTTATGGAACATTCCCTGACCCTTGGTCAGACGATGGTTCTGGAACTCGTCGATGTTCCATCTACTGCGAATTCACACCAAGCGGGGGCGGACTCGTCGAGTTTTGTTCAGATACGGAAGCGTTGAGTGACTCTCTGATAAGACGCGGGCGTACGAATCGCTTCTCTGCGGAGACGATTACGCTCGGAGAGTCTAGCGTACGTCGACTCCGTTCAACACGATTCGTTATAGAGACAATGAGTCTTATCGACTTATTAATAAGACGCGCGTACTCAAATAGATTTATCTCCGAGACGATAAGTATCGTCGATAGCTTCGTAAAAGCATTTCCGGGCTTACCGATCGTTAAAATACTCGACGAGACTCTTAGTATTGGCGAGAGTCTAATGCGTCGTCTACGCGGTATCTACTATACGAATAATGACGAGAGTATCTCCGACTCTCCGATAAGACGCGGACGCGTCGTTAAATTATTCGGAGAGACGCTTACGAATATCGAGAGCGTACTACGTCGAGGGCGTATTATATTACTCGAAAGTACGTCAGAGAGTCTAAGCGAGATAGAGATACGACGCTTACGCGGTATCTACGCGCTAAGCGAGCCGGAGACGCTTACAGAGACTTCCGTTAGACGCGGGCGGTCGGTACGTCTACTCACCGAGATGCAATCGCTTATCGACTCATTACTATACTCGATGCCCGGACTTCGACGTATTCTTAACTGGATAGTAAATCTATTCTCGCGTGATAAGACATCCTCGCTACGCGCGTACGATATTGAAGCGGATATAAACGAGCGCGATATAACGCTTACTGCGCAAACGGAGGAACAAGAATGAGCCAATTAACGATTCCGCAAGGCGACTTCGGCTTCTATCTTAACTTCACAATTAAGAAAGCTGACGGCACTGTCTACAACTTAACCGGATATACGATTACGTTCAACGTTTGGCGGAAAGGCGATAAGACTAGTAAATACGTTACCGGCGCTTGTACGATTGTACAAGCAGACGGAGGTACTTGTCGCTACCTCGTCGTCGCTAATGACTTTGCGACTGCGGGTAAGTATCGAAGCGAGTTACAGCTAACGAAGTCCGGAGTACAAGAGAGTACGGAAGCCTTCGATATTGTCGTAAGCGAATCGGCGTAGCGAGGTAAGTATGAAGAAACGAATTAGAGAACTAATTAACGCAATACGCTTCGCTTACGAGGCGTATAAAGTCTATCGAAGTATAAAGAAGTGAATAACAAACACTTTCGTAGAAACGAGAGACTCGTTATATGTAGCGTCTGCGGCGCTGGCGCTATAAGCGAGACGGGCGGTAATCTCGTTAAGATCGATGAGAGTAAGTATCGCCACGCGTCTGGAAGTATCTGCAATCGTCTTAAGCTTACGCGAGAGGTCGACTTGTGTAAGAGAGCGAGTATAGCAGGACTCGTACTCGCCAGACCGCGACTCGCGATAGCGACTCGACGCATTCCGTAGGAGTATCGCCTTACTTGCTAGGATTAGAAACGGTACGGTCTACCGTCTGGAGTAGTAGTTGGATATAGCTCGAAACCGTTTAGCGCTAGGCTTACCAGGATACGAAAAGGCGTTAGCGTCTAGCGGTAGTAGCTGGGACGTCTTTACGCCTACCTATAGAGCATACCGTAGTAAACCGAGAGCGCGCGCTCGAATAGGCGTCAATCTAAGATAAAATGTCGCATAACGATTACTCGTAAAGCTCGGTTTTTAATTAGCGCGCTCGGACGCGGTATATATAACGCTCGCGAACGCGGAGAGCGTGGAGGTTAGTTTCGAAATGACTACTAAAGAGAAAAGAACGTCGTGGAAGCTTAGCGAATGGAACGCGCGCGCTTTACCGTCTATGACGCTAGACGAGGTACGACAAGCGCGAGCGTATCTACGAGATAACAACTATCCGAAGCCCGAAGACTGCGAGAACGAAGCGTGTCCTGGCTTTCGACCCGCGTGTATTGTTGGTATCTGCTATATCGCGACTCGTATGTGCGGAGACTTCTAATGAAACATAAGCTCGAACTTTATACTCCTAAACTACGTTATGGCGTAAACGTAACCGTTCGACGCGGTATCGACTGGTACGAGCGCGCGAAAGTCGGAGACGAGATCGAGATATATCGAACAGACGACGAAGCGCCAATCGCTAAAGGACTTATTAAAGCGATCGACGTAAAGCCATTCCGTAAAGTTACGATACAAGAGCTATTCGACGAACACGACGACGAATGCCATACGCCGCACGGTCTAGCGTGTTCGCTCTTACGTACTTATCCTGGCTTTACGCTCGACGATATAGTAACCGTAATTCAATTCGAGATTAAATATAAATGAAGTATCAGCGACAATTATTTACGATTCAATTCAGCATCTATAACGCGCTCGCTTACAGTTTTATTACAAGTAAGTATCTACTACTTATCGACTTCTTATGGTTCGAATTATATATAGCGTGGTAACGGAATGAAGGTTAGCGATTCAAGATTAGTTCAACGGAATCAAATTAGACAATATCTTATCTTAAGTCTATTTCCAGGTATCGATTTACTCGGTTTCGCTTTCGAGTTAGTTGGCTTCTGCGTTGTGCGTGGACCCGACGTTATCGTTGGTCAAGATATTCGCGACTGGCACGCAACGAAGAAAGTCTTCGACGGTATTATCGGAGGCGCGCCTTGTCAGGAATTCAGTGTCGCGAAGAATAGCTTTAATGACTCTAAATTCGGCAATTTATTACCGGAATTCGAGCGCGCAATAAGAGAAGCTCAACCGTATTGGTATTTAGCCGAGAATGTTCCGAAAGCGCCATATCCGAATATCGAGGGCTATCACGTTACAACGTATGACTTAGACGCGGCAGACTTTGGTTCTTGGCAGATGCGACATAGACGCTTCGCTTTCGGTTGTCGCGACGATAAGAAGCTCGATATTAAGCCGTTCGTAGCACGTCGCGACGATATTATTCATTGCGTCACCGCGACTAAGTATAAAGGAACTGCAAATGATTCCCGTCGCGCTAGTCGAGACTTTGGAAGACGAATGACTCTCGACGAAATTAAAGAAGCTTTCGGACTCGACAAGTCTTGGGATGCTACTGCATTTACAGTCGCAGAGAAATATAGAGCGCTCGGTAATGGTGTTCCGCTTCATTTAGGTTACGCTATCGCCGATGCTATAAGACGAGCATTATTACTATGAAAGTAAAAACGATTAAACGCCTAGCGAATATGAAGCTCGTAACGTTCGACACCGGAGAAACGCTTGAGGTTGCGACGTCCGCGCGTGTAAGTAAAGAAGACGAGATCGTTAAGCGCGATCACGGATACTTTGTCATTTGCGATAATGGTGAAGCGCAAATATCACCAACGTATAGCGTCAAGAAGCTAATGGTGATAGGCGGTTTAATGCTACCTGTCGAGATTAAAGAGCCAACTACCGAGCAAGAGTTTGACGATATTGAGTGGCTTCAGAAATTCCACTATCTTGGCGAGCAATGTCTTAAGCTTTCGACGCTTATCGTAACAACGTCTTTACCGAATCTACCGCATACGCTCGGTTTTATTATTCTAGCGACCGCGCTTAATGCGTGTAAACCAAGAACGCCAGTAGTTAAGATGCTTTGCGAAGACGCTCATTTCGCGCCCGCGTGGTTCGCGGTACGCTTCGTTCGTGTCGTCGTACACCCGGAGTTTAGAGGTACGGGCGTCGCGAAGCTTCTAATCGAGCAGGCTATCGAATACTCGAAGAAGCGCTTCGCGATTACAAAACATAAGCCGATTATCGCAGAAATAGTCGCGGCGATGTTACGATACTCGCCGTTCGTCAATCGCTATATGTATTATCTTGGAGATACCGCCGATGCGAAGACAGCGTTTAATTTAAGCGAACGAGGACTTACACATCAAATAAGTAATAAAGGGAGTAAGTCCTCCGGAGCCAAAAGCTATTATGAGAATTATCTAAAGAAAGCGAGAGAGATAGCCGGGAATTTAGATGTATCGATTGATGCGGTCTTCAATATGGTTAAAGACGTGGAGAATCTCGATATAGAGAAGCGCGTTGATATACAGAAGCTTCTACACTCGCCGAAGCCGTTTTATGCAGTCGGGCTTAATGACGAAGCGAATAAAGTCGTAAAGAGTCTTGCTAAACCATCTCCGATCGGCTATCGATCGCGACATCATAGTATATGTACACCAATTATCTTTAAGAGCGTCGAGGTTACGTTCGAAGAAAGCGCAAAAGCGACTGAACGTACTCTCGCAGTTCAAGAGGCGTTCGGCGTATCGCCTCGCGGTTGGAAGCAGACCGTCTTAAAAGACTTTACTCTCGAAATAAAGCCCGGTGAGATCGTTCTCTTAACTGGTATAAGCGGAAGCGGTAAGTCAATCGTCCTTAGAGCGATACAGAATAGACTTCAACTTACGCGAGGGTGGATTATATTTCCTAAAGACGCTAAGGTCGCGACGCTCGAAGAAATAAAGAGCGACGAGCCACTAATCGACTTAGTCGGAGAGACGATCGAAGAAGCGTTTTATACGCTTAATAAAGTCGGACTCGGCGAAGCTAAGCTCTATATGAAACCGTATAAGACACTATCGACTGGACAGAAGTATCGCGCTTGTATCGCGAAGCTTATCGATAGTGACGCGAATATCTGGATTGCCGACGAGTTCGGTTCAACGCTCGATATTATAACGGCGAACGTTGTCGCATCTAGCGTTCAGCGCCATTGTCGAAGTACAGGAATTACATTTATTGCCGCTTGCGCTAATCCCGAAAGTTATCTTAACTCGCTTAAGCCTGACTATATTATCGACTTGAGCGCTGGTCGAACACGAATAACTAGAATGGAGCAGACAAATGAAGTCTAAAGTAGTACGGATTGCTATCTCCGGTAAGATGTGTAGCGGGAAGTCGACGCTTACGAAGTATCTTATCGAGAAGTACGGCTTCGACGAATACTGCTTTGCCGCGAAGCTTAAAGAGATTGTTAAAGACTTATTCGGCGTCGAAACGAAGAATCGAAAACTCTTACAGCTCGTTGGCGAAAAGATGCGTCAAGTTGACTCATACGTCTGGATTAAATATCTCTTTAATAAGCTTCCGAAGACTAAGAACGTAATCGTCTCCGACGTACGCTATCTTAACGAGATCGTAACGCTAAAGAACGCTAACTTTAAGACGATACGACTCGAAGTAAGTGAAGACGTACAGCGAGAGCGTATTAAGAAGACGTACGGCGACTTACCGCAAGAAGCGCTTGAGCATATGAGCGAGATCGCGTTAGACGACTATGACGGATTCGATTATATTCTCGACTCAAATCAATCTAAAGAAATACTCTTTGAAGCCGTTGACGAGATAATTGGCTCGTTAGAGTTCGAGGAGGAAGTCTAATGACCGAAAACGATAATAACAAGATCGAGAAACGAGGACGACCTGCAACTCACGGCGCGTATGTCGCTGGCAGACTCGACGCGCTTACCGAGCAGAAGACGCAAGAAATTCACGACTTAATAAGCGGTGCGAGAACGGTTATCGCGAATACGGATAGAATCGCAATCGAATTACTCGCGCGTAATCTCGCGAAGCTTCAGTTATTCGACGAGTATCTTTTCGATCACGGCTTATTTATTACCGACGCTCAAGGACAGCCAGGTATTCAACCGCTTCTTAAAGTCTACTGGCAAGCGCTTAACTCAGCGACACGTCTTTGTAGCGCGCTAGGATTGACGACCGAGTCGCGGTTGCGACTAGGCTTAGAGTTAGCTCGTAGTCAAGATACCTTAGAGCGTATTCAAGACGAGAAGAAGAAACAAGCGAAACAGGATAAAGATGATAACTCAGAAACAGATTGAGCGCTACGCGTCCGGTGATATAATCGCTTTTCTCGAAGAACAGTATTACGTACAAGATAAGAAAGGGACGCATCCGATTGTACTCGAAGACTGGCAGATAAACCAGATAATAAAGCCTTTATTCTACGACTTAGACGAGAACGGTCAACGTAAGTACGATATAGCGCTGATCGGTATGCCAAAGAAGAACGGCAAGAGCGCTTTCGGCGCAGGCGTCGGTATGTACTTTCTTATCTGCGACGAGCCGATGGGCGAAGTCGTCGTTGCCGCGAACGATAAAGATCAAGCGGCAATGATTATCTATAATCGTATTCGTCAATCGATTAAACAGAATCGAGACTTACAACGACTCTGTAAACTCTATAAGTCTAATATCGAAACGACTCAAGGCTCAAAGTGTTTCGCGGTCGCGCATAACTACGATACCGTCGCAGGACTTAATCCGAATTGTACGCTATTCGACGAGCTTTGGGCGTTCTCCGGTCGCGAGTTCTTCGACGAATTAACGACTGTTCCGACAAGACTTAATCCGCTAACCGTTATCGTAACGTACGCTGGTTACGAGCAGAACGGTTTACTTTGGGACTTATATCAAGACGGAATGGCGGGACCAACGCTTCTCGAAGTTCCGAGTAAAGAGATTTATATTAAACGCGGTTATAACGACCCTCGTATGTTCTTCTACTGGTCGCACGAGAATCAAGCGTCGTGGGTTAGTAAACAATATCTCGCGTCACAAAGAGCGAGACTTCCGAACGCTACGTATATGCGTCTTCACGAGAATCGCTGGGTCGCTGACGTCGGACAGTTTATTACCCAGCAAGACATAGAGAGAATTACGAATAATCTCTGGAAGTATCAACAAGTTCCGATGCTCGATAAAGGGTATAAGTACGTACTAGCTACCGACTTAGGACTCTCGAACGATAGAACGGCGGTTGCGGTAGTTCATTTCGATATGGAAGATAAGCGAGCTTATTTAGATAATCTTAGACTATGGCAAGGGAGTACGGACGAACACGTTCCGATTGACGCGGTTGAAGCGTATATGCTCGAAATGGCTGATAAGTTTCATATTCGCGAGATCGTCGTTGACCCGTGGCAGTTAGAACATACGATACAGCGAACGCGCGGATTATATCCGGTATACGAGTTTAACTTTGCTACAGAAATGACGCGCTTGTCGCAAGCGCTCTTTAACGCGATACGTACAGGAACGCTTCAAAGCTACGCGGAAGCTAACGAGTTCTTTACCGAGCTTAAAGCTTCTATCGTAAGACAGACTCCGCGAGGTTGGAAGTTAGAACACACCGCAAAGTCGAAGAACGATTGTATCGTCGCTGTCGGAATGGCGCTTTTACGTGCATTCCATTTAGCGCAATACTCTCCAATGATTTACTCTTAGCGAGGTAACGATATGACTTTAGTCGATAGAATTAAGTTAGCTCTTAGAGCGTTTCGCGCTTCTCCGGCGATCTTTAACGTTCAGAATGCATTATATGAAGACGCGAGTATCGGACAAGAAAGTAAGACGATACTCGGCGCGTCTCAAGAGAACTTCTATAAGAATAGTAGCTTCGTTTACGCCTGTATTCGTCGTAGAATGGATGCGGTCGCGCGACCTCCGCTTTACGTCTTTAAGCGAGGGGAGTCGTCTCCGCAATTAGAACACCCGTTACAGAAGTTATTAAATAAACCGACTCCGTTTCATACTCGCTCAACGCTTCAACGCCGTGTCGAGTTAGCGCTTTGTACTTGGGGTAACGCGCTAGTCGGAATCGAACGCGATAAGCTCGGTAAACCGTACGAGGCTTGGTGGATGCGTCCTGATGGTATTACGGTCGTGCCAAGTAAGAAGAACTTTATTGACCACTATGAGTATAACGTCGGTGGCGAGGTATCGAACTGGAATATCGACGAGATATTACATTTTAAGTACGACGACCCGTTTAATCAGACCTGGGGTTTAACTCCGCTTAACGCGGCACGCTTAACCGCCGAGTTTGGTATCGACGCTATTACGTCGAATCGTTACTTCTTCCATAACTACGCTATGCCCGCTATTGGCTTAGTAACTAAAGAGCCGGTCACGGCGACGCAAGCAAAAGAGATACTCGATCGCTGGAATGCTTCGCTCGCGGGCGCGACGAAACAACATAAAACGATGGTACTCGGAGCCGTTGACCCGAAACCGCTAACGGTTACGCCTAAAGATGCAGAATGGCTCGCGGGTATGAAGTTCGCTCTCGACGATATAGCTCGAATCTTCGGCGTTCCGTCTCCGCTCGTCGGAGAAGAAAAGGCGGTTTATCGTAATATAAGCGAAGCGGAAGCGTCATTCTGGCGCGAGACGATAATACCAGAGTTACTATACTTCGAAGAAATCTTTAACGAAGGACTTGTTCCGCTTTATAAAGAAGCAGGTATATACGTTGCGTACGATATAACAGTCGTCGAAGCTTTACGAGAAGACGCTAATACGACCGCGACGCGACACGGGCTTTACGTCGATAAGGGTATTAAGACAATCAACGAAGTACGAGAAGAACTCGGTAAGCCACCCGTCGCTTGGGGTAGCGTCTGGTATATGCCGATGAATCTATTCCCAGTCGGTAGTTCTAGCGATGCGAAGAACATTACGCCGCCGAGCGAGACGACGAAGACGCAATCGCTTAGTCTAAGAGCGCTCGATATTAACGAACAGACGCATTTATTCTTCGACTTCTTTGAGAGCGAGAAGAACGTTATTGCAGAAGCTTATACGGATAATCTAAGAGCGCTAAATAGCTATGACTGGTCAAGATGGTATAAGACGCTTGGCGTATCGTATGCGAAGCAAGCGCAAGGCGTTTACAGACGAGCAATTAACGATACTACCGCGCAAACGAAAGTTACTATTAGCTTTGAGTTAGCCAATAAACGCGCAGAAGAATGGGCTAATCGATACGTGCTCGAACTTCTTGGCGAGAGTAAGCGCTATCCGCAGTCGATAACCGAAGAAACGAGACGAACGCTTGAGCGTCTTATTGATACGAGCCTTAAAGCCGGTGAATCAGTAAACGATATACGCGCTAAGATTCTTGAGAATCCGATATTCAGCGAAGCAAGAGCGGAGATGATAGCACGTACCGAGACTCAGCGAGCTTATAACAAGGGTAATATCGAGGGTTATAA